TTAATGCAGCAGTAGGAGCAAGTGTCTTAGATGCTTTTATCATGGCGCTCATTAAACTTCCACCTTTCCTGCTCTGTACTGCCAAACCGTTTGGTGTTTTTGAAGGTGGTATAATTAATTCTAAATCTTGTGAAATAGGTGAAATAGGCGCTTGTAAATTAAAAATATTTGCTTCTTTTGATTCGTTTACTTCGTTTACTTTGTTTACTTCGTTTACTCCGTTTACTTCGTTTAGATCTTCTAGTGTCGGTTGACTAATCGGGTATGGTGTTTTGCGAAAAGATACTTTGCGGGTTGGTTTAGAGCGGTTTGATTTAGAGCGGTTTGGTTTAGAGCGGTTTTGTTTAGAATTAGAATTGTAATTAGCATTGTAATTAGCATTAGGAATGTATTCAGAAATATTATTTAAATTAATTTCTTGTGCCAAAGGACCCGCATTCTGGGTTATACTGTTTAATGACTCTTTATTTAATGGATCAACTTCTTTTATAATCGTCCCTTTATTGGTAACAATAAAAGCAGTTGGAAAAGCAGAGACATTCGTAAATTCAGCCTTGGGATTAATATTCCGTTTAATATATTTATTTGCGCCATCAAGCATGTTGTTCTCAATAGTAACCCCGTTTATTGTATTATTGGAATTAGACATGGCAGAATTAAAATGAGGCATTATTTCATGACAATGATGACACCCATCCATGTGAATTAATACAAATACAATCGTATTTTTTTTCATAGCATCTTTAAATACTTTTAGTAACTTTGGTAAATCTTTATTGGAACGCACATGAGCAGGAAGAGATATTTTTCCTGAAGTGGACTGTCGTCCCCGAACAAGTTTTCCTTTTTTTTTTGTCTTTTTAGCCATCTACTTTATAAATAGATTCTTTTATCTAGAAGATATAGGATGATTTCGAATCTAATAATATTAATAGTATTATTAATATTTGGATATACTGCATTATATATAAGTGGTCGTAAATACCTTGAACATTTTGAAGTAAATTCAAATATGCCAGATATAAATTATATGCCGGAAATGCCTTATTTAACAAAGCCAATTGATAACGTAGATGATTATGAACTATCACTTGTATTTCAAAATACAGGATCAAAAGAGACATCTAAAAAACAAATTAGTGATGCAATGACCCGGTATCCACTAGATTGGTCTGTACAAGGACCCGATTCACAATATTTTCAAGAGAATCAAGAAAAATATGAAAAAACCGCGCAGCCTATGGCCCCAATAGATACAATATCGGATCCATCAATGGAGGAAGAAGAAATGAAGATTTTAAAAACATATAAGCCTGAATCAAGTAAAGATTTATTGGAATATTCAGTAGATGATGTAAAAAAACTTATTGAACGAGTTTATGTTAGAAAAGGTCTTATTCCTGTTATTGAAAAGTCAAAACAAGGTCAAAATGTATGGGAAATTACAGAAGTCAAAGAAAAAAATCCTACGATTGTATGGGAGGAGCAAGCAAAAGAGCAAGCGAAAGAGCAAACAGAACGTAAAACAAAGACACAACGTGGAGAAGAAGTTATTGAAGTTCCATATACTACATCTAATATTGCGGCAGGACTAGATCCTTTTTTTCAACCCAGAAATTCTATGAGAGATAATAAGTATAATGAATTTACACCAGGTTTAGAAAGAATGTTTGCCCCGACATATCCTGTTAAGGAATGGTTTTAACAACTTAAATATTTTTTATATTGTGTAAAGTAGATAATGGGTTCTTTTTTATCAACTGAAATAACTCCTTCTGTTCCTTCTGTTCCTTCTGTTCCTTCTGTTCCTTCTGTTCCTTCTGTTGTACATGATGGACCTATTATACATGTTGAATGTGCACCTGTCCCTGAAGTACCATTAGAACCTGTAGTACCATTAGAACCTGTAGTACCATTAGAACCTGTACCTGTAGTACCATTAGAACCTGTACCATTAGAATCTTTTGTACCATTAGAACATGTCCCTGTAGAACCTGTCCCTGTAGAACCTGTTAAACCTCTTGAAAACCCTTATGATGAAGAATCACCCAGCAATCCTATACATAATTTGAACCTTTATGAGACATCCTTTGATAATCCATTATATTATTCAATATATGACAAAAAAACACAAAATACGATAATTAAAAAAGTATCAATCGATCCAGTTAATATATATTCTACTGATGTTGTTAAGAAGAAACGAAAAAAGCGAAAGATTAAAAATCCAGAATGTAAATGCGGTGTATGTGATTCTTGTAAAAAAAAAGTTAAAAATATAAAGAAACTGGATACATAAGTAATTATGTTCCTGGATACACGTGAAGCAGAACTTATCAAACTCCTAGAGATTCCTGTCAAACAGTTACCCGTGGGTGATATTTGGATTGGTGACTTAGTTATAGAGCGCAAATCTATTCGTGATTTAGAGGCATCTATTTTGGATGGGAGATACAGAGAACAAAGAGGTCGCATTTTGGCATATTGTCAAGAAAACAAGGCGCAACCAATGTATATTTTAGAGGGTTCGTTAGGGTCCGCAACAGGACGTTTACAAAAAAAGGCAATTATGAAGTTTATAAATCGCCTTATTTTTCATTATCAAATTCCTATAATGCAAACAAGTAGTGTTCAAGAAACAGCGGAACTTGTAAAAGCCTTGATCGAACAATGGAATGATGACCCTAAAAACCTACAAAGAACAACCGAATTGGTAAAAGTAACGGACGGAATTCATATTCAAAAGAAGGCGAATTCATCCGAACAATTTGGAATTTGTTGTTTGGCACAATGCTCAGGTGTATCTGTAAAAATGGCAGAAGCCTTGATTCAAACATTTGGTTCATTAAAAGGTGTCATGGCAGCACCAGTTAAGGAAATAGAAGAATTAAAAGTAGGAACAAGAAAAATAGGTCCAGTGGTTTCTAAAAGATTGAATGAGATTTTGAATCAATAAAGTTATCTCTATTTATTTTTCCGTTACATTCGTATATATCGCAAATATACTTTTCTTCGTGATATATACAGTTACATGTTTTTTGTTTTTTAGATTTTTGTTTACATTGTACATCAATACATGATTTTCGTTTGTATATTTTAAAACATTTTATTATTTTAATGATTTTATTTAAATCCTCGTCTGCTTTTCTCTTTCGAGAATCCATTTTTTTTTTCATTAAGATAATAAATATAAATTTTTTAACTCATTTAAAAATATCAGGAAATATATTTTTTAATCCTAAATTATACACTAGTATTGAATATATTACACCTATAATAACATCCGTAGAAACATGTTGTGTTGTCGCAATACAACTTATTGCGATTAAAATCGGAATGGATAATGCAGGTATATATCCAATTACATTTCGTAATAAATAAAATGAATACATCGCAAAAACAATATGGGCTGACGGACATGCATTATTACCTGATCTATCTATTTTTTGAGTTACATTCAAAAAATATTTATTAGTTTTCATTCGTTGTTCTATATCATTTGGAAATAAATACCATATAAGAGATAATCCAGATAACATTATGACTGCTCCAATTATTATAATTAAAAAATGTTTATAATTACGAACGCTAATAATCATAAGACCAAATATTAAATAATATATAAAATTATATACATATACCCAATTGTCATTTGTACCAATATAATTATTTAAATAATCATCTATTACAGTTTTTTGCATAATTTTTTCTTTTCTGATTTTATTATCTTTTGTCCAAAAATATTGCTGATAACCACCTATTACTAAATATAATAATGAGATACATAGTATATAATAATCCTTTTGAGTAAGGTTTGATTTTACTGGATATGGAACAAGATTGCGAATATTATAAAATACATATGGTAAAATAACGGTACATATAATTAACAAAAATACTAAATCAATTGAAAATGTACTATGATGTATTTCTATATCGTGTGGTTTAAAAAATGGTTCTAAAATATTCATTCTAATAATAATTATATTTTTATCAATACGATTATTTGAATAATGTTATCTAATAAATAGAATGTTCTTTTAAACGTTTGCTCTCCGTAAATATTTATTAGTATAAAACAATAGAGAACTATGTAAAGCCCCATAGAAAAATCATTTATACTAAATCAATTCAGCGAAGATACAAACAGTTCGTGAGACATTTTATATATTTTATTTTAAATTAGGAATTTTTACGACTTTTACTACGACTTTTACTACGACTTTTACTACGACTTTTTCTACGACTATGACTACTACGATTATTATTACTTTCCTCGTTTTCGTTATTTCCATAATAACCTTTTTTGTTTATTTTTCCTCTTTGGTGTATTTCTTCATTACGATTCGCTTTTTTACCAAGTTCAATAATTTTATATACTTTTTCTTCTCCTAATTCTGTAGCAAGATGTAATAATTCTTTATGGACATCATCTATCATTGATTGTATTGATTTAGAATTATGAGAAATTAAAGTACCTATAGCACTCTTTATATCATTTGATACACTTATAATTTTTCTTAATTCATCTAACTTACTGCTAATATTAGCCAATTGGTAAAATCTTATACTATTTATTCTATCTTTCATATCATTTATTTTTACCAATTCGTTATATGGTTGTTTTAATGTTCTATTAATACATTCAAATATTTCAAGAGATTTGGGAAGTATAGGTAATTCTGTAATTGGATTACCACTACAATATAATTCTTTAAGAGATTTTGGAAGATGTGGTATATATTTTATATCATTAGCATCACATTTTAATAATTCAAGCGATTTAGGAAGTTCTGGCAATTCATCTAAAGTACGTATATCTTGTACTCTACTATTTTCATTGTATCGATTAAATTTATTGTAATGATTATTATCACAAATTAATACTTTAAGAGAGTCAGGAAGTTCTGGTAATTTGATTAATTGGTTACGACTACACTCCAAAATTTTCAAATGAGGAGGAAGTTCTGGCAATTCTTTTAAATTATTAAAATTACAGTATAATTTTTCAATATTGATAGGAAGTTTTATATTTTTAAATTTATCTTGTTCATCTTCAGATAATTGTGGAACACGTAATGTATTATCTTGTACTTTTAGTTTATTTTGAAGAGAATTCATTTCTATAATATAAGTTTATTAAAATTTTCTTCTAATGGAATATTAAATAAGATCCAAATTGTATCAATTAATAAAAACAACCCAGGCATTTCTATTACCAGGCATTTCTATTACCAGATATTGCTAAATAATCATAATATTGTGTGATAAGGACGTAGATTTTTCCCACCATATTTTATCTCTTGACCCGTATCTCTTGACCCGTATCTCTTTTTCCAATAAAATATCA